TCCAGTATCCAGACCCACCCATCACGGATGCTGGAGAGTGCCGCGTCAACGTTGCGCGCCATATCGGCCCGCCCATTACCCGGATGTGTGGCGCCATGTGGATGGATGATGTAATGCCGAATATCCAGGTTGTGGCCCTCGGCAGCGTTCAGACTGTCGAATATACCCGGCAGATACCCCGGCCTGCTCAACGCAGTGATAATGGTTAGTGTTGGGTACTCGCTCATGCCTCAATCCTGTGCATTTTTTCCTCGTTGATATCCGGCCACAGCGTGACAAATGCGCCGCCCTGCATATCGATATGCCCACAGACGATACTGGTGTCGCAAACCTGTTTGATGCCCGCTATCTGGCAGTCGAATGCAAAATAGGTGTCTTGCGAGCTATGCGCCCCTTCTCCAATGCGGTGCTCGACACGGTAGCGAATGCGTTCCAGGACGCAGCGGCGGATGAGCGTGAAGCCATTGCCCTGGCCCTCGCACTCGATAACGCTACCCCACGCGGCCCGCGCCCGCTCTGGAAAGAATGACAATGACTGCCCTGTGAACGTGACGTTATCCATTGCCGGGAACGCATTCCAGCGGTAAAACGGCGGCTGTCGAAAACAGTAGAGCGCATAGCCGACATCGGCGTCGTGCTCGTCCAGCGTTGCAAGCATCCGGGTGAGCACGTCTTTCTCGAATACGATATCCTGCTCAACCGTCAGTAGGTAGTCATAGTTACCACGTAGGCAGAGATCGCGAGCTTGATTGTATTTCCAGGCGATGCGCGTTTTGGCATCGGCTATGTGTTCGTCACCACCTCGCAGCATCACAATGTCAGACTGGTATGCCCGGCTGTGCTGAAGTTGAAACAGACTGTCCAGGGTGCGGCGATGAATGCCCGTATGGATGGGAACGGCGATCAGGACATTAGACATAGCGGCACACCACCTCTACCCCGGCATGCTGCCAGTTCAGTTCGAACTGCCCGCGAATGACAGCCCGTAGGGCAATCATTGAGGCTGGCACATCCTCCGCTCGCGTCATATCAATATATGCCGTCTCGCCCGCGTTCGTTGTCTGGTAAATCAGCGGCGGCTCGTATGCGTACCAGGTATCGCCGTCTGGGCTGTGCTCAATCTCCACCGAAACGTGCCCACCGTTCGCATTCCGCCCGATGGTGATGACCCATTTCAGGGCGTCATACACCGCGTCGACCGGCCCGACGACGCGCCCGCTTGTGCCGTTCATGAGCGCAAAGGGCTTCTGGCGTGCCACAATGCCGAGCCGCTCTAGTTGTGCTGTCGATACTGCTATCATCCCTGCCCTATGATATAATCTTGCCGCGACACGTAATAATCCACATCCGGTTCGAAACTTGCCACCTGATTACGGATAAATACACGCCCCACTTTGACACCACCCATATCGCCAGAAAAACCCGATAACCTTGCGCGGATCTTTTTGAGCAACTCATCAGCATCGATGCGGCGCAACCCAAACGCGCTAATCTGAATGCGTACATCATCAGTGCAAGTATCACCGTCGTGTGTATAGGAAAATCCGGTACTGATGCGCTGGTAGATGGCAGCAGGCAGATCGGGCTGCTGCGGTAGTCTATCTGGATAGAGCCGCAGATCCGTGATGCTGCTTGTCAGGTATGTCCGCAACCCTTGCTCAATCGATAGCGTCATTTATCGCATCCCGTAGCGCGTCCTGGATTTCCAGGTAGGCGTTCTCGCGTTCCTGATCAAACGCCGGGCGTAGGTACGGCTGCGCTGGCTGGCTGTAGAGCCGTCCAAGTTTGTCACGCCCGTTAAAGCCGAACTCGATACGCCGCGCATAGGCCAGGTTCGTACCAATGGCTGCGCTGGCATTCGTGGCGCTGCTCTCGCTAATCTGCACGGTGATGGAGCGTCGAAGCGTGCCAGTCTTGACGGGCGCCCTCACTTGCGCCTCGTTTTTGATAAGTTGCCCGCCCGTGAGCACCGCCGCCTCCAGTTTCGCCTGCCGCATCTCTTCGGACATGTCTAGCAACTTGCGCTTGAGTTCGGGCAATCCCTCAATTGTCACAGTGCGCTTTGCCATAAATTAATTCCTATTCCGCATTGCAAAGCCTTGACAAGTACACTTGCTTATGGTATGATTATAAGCAAGTTAGACATACACATTACTGAAAGGACACACGACAATGGAAACGACAATCTCGATCAACGGCAATGAGCGAATAGAAGTCGTCTGGGCAGGTGACAAGATAACGGCAACGAACGAAGGCGCAAAACTTATCAACCGTGGGTTTGCAGTTAAGGTGTATGATAGTGGTTTCGGGGTATGGGTTGCAGAAGGCGTCAAAATGATCAATCAACCCGAAACGGAAGTGCAACGCACGGTTTACGATGTCGTCAAGATTGCAGGTATGTTTTATACCGAAACAGAACTCGAAATATTGAACAGCCCAATAGTATGGAACGAACAGACAGGAGTACAGTATATGGATAGCACACAAAAGGCACAGCCGAACGATATGGTGGAAATCGAGGACGAAAACGGAACCATTTTGTTCCGTACACACATCGCAGATGTATGGACGAATACAGTCACATTGCATCACGAAAGGCGCGTGTACGAGGTCAAACGCTTCTATCTGTTCTTTGAAGCAATTACAGCAGATGAAAAACGCTGCTTCAGCACTCCTTTTGAATGCATCAAAGACATCAGCAGCACGAGGGAGTGGTAGCCAATGCCCAAACGAACCCACGGCGGGCGGCGTCCTAACCAGACAGGGCGCCCGCCCAAACCAGAGGCGCGCTACGTGCGCAAGACCATCACCGTGCCCCCTGACATTGCCGCTGCGGTTAAAGACGCACAGAAGCCCGGTGAAAGCTTCAGTGAATGCGTTGTCAGGTTGTGCCGTCATTCGTTGCATATCACTTCCGCCGAACCCACATAACGATCAACACCAGGAGCAGCGGCACAATCGACACCCAGTGCCGCTGAAACATTTGCATTTCGGTTGCCTCTGGATTGCGTATCCAGTCTGCCAGGATGATGAGTGCGGCCACATTGAGCAGCACAACTTGTATGATGATTGCGGTTCTCTGTGTCATCACGTCACCACCTTCAGCGTACCGCTATCATTCCAGAACGCCCCCGTGGGCAGCCCGCTTGCCGATGTGGGGAGGTTGGGATTGATGGTGAGCCGGTCGGTATAGGCGGTGCGTGGGTAGCCGTCCATTGTGCCTTCGGTGACGGGACACACAATATCAAGGGACCCGGTTCCGTTGATGTCCCAAACCTTACCGTTCGGCACTCTAATTTGCGCACCGAGTGTATAGCAATAACTTCCACTAGTTACACGGATGCCAACACAATTCGATGGGCTGCCCAACTCCAGGATGTGACCAAACCGCAAAATAACAGATGCGCTAAACTGGTTTGCATTGACTCCCGTGGCACCATCGCCCACCAGATACAAGTCCTCTACATTGACGTGTACATGCCCCTGCTGTGCCGAGCTATCACCAACCCCAAAACCACCTTGCGGCACCCATATCTTTGGTGCAAACACAAACAGTATGCTACTGTTGCTATTGTTCTGCACGCAGTCGGTATTCGTTCGGCTTCCATCGCCAGGCTTCTCAGTAGACGTTGGGCCAGTGCCGTCTAACTCCGAGACATACACATAACTCGTCTCATCCCCGCCCGCCTTGCGAATGAGGTATTGCCCGCTGCCCGTCGCCCGAATGCGGAAGAACCTGGTTTGTGTGTTGTCTCCGAGCGAAATAGTCCCATACAATGTCGCCTTTGGCGCCTCAATAGTCACATAGTCAGGTTGTGTGATGGTCTCGGTGTAATCACCGGCATCGAGTACCTGGATTGCGACACGATTGTCGATAGTTGGCCCCAGCGTTGACGCTGCGGTGATCGCTGCGCCAATGGTGAGGAGCGCGGTTTGTGGGTTCGTGCCGTCGTTGCTATCGCTGCCGTGTTTCCCCACGAACAGTATGCGCTGATACGTGACAAATGCCACGCCGTCACGAATGGCAGCAATGGACGTGCGCTTCGTGCTGCCAGTGCCACCCGCGAGGGCCTGAATGGGCAAGTAGTCATCATCCGCAGGCGTCAGGCTCTCGGTGAGTTCGATAATTTGTGTTAGTTCGCTCTCAGCCATCACACCACCCACAGCCCAACGCCGCCGTCGGTTACGATGATCGCGTCACCGTCTGTTGCGAGCGTTGGAATGCTCGCCAGTGTCACGGTGTCCGGCTCGCCGCGCACAATCTCAGTGTCCAGATACGTGCTACGGCTCTGCGGATCAGTCTGGACGCCCTGTATATCGTATGCCTGCCCGTCTGACACAAAGCGCATCCGCTCGTCAATCTCTGGATAGGCGCCGCGCAACGCGATGCGATGCGTGATCGTGCCATACGTTTGTTCAGCGGTATCTGTCTCGCTCACAGCGACAGGCGAGACACGGCACGGGATATTGATCAGACGGCTGCTGATCAATTGCCACGCCTCTACCGGCTGCCCATAGGTGTCCTGTGCGGCGTTGAGGCGCTGCACCGTGCCGGTTTGCGGATAGAAGTCCGCAAGATTTCGCAGCAATTTCGGATGTATTAGGTGAGATCGCGCAGCCATTCATTCATCCATATCTCACGAGCGGCAAACTCGCTCACGTTCTGCTCGGCAATGTCCCAGGCAGTGCCCTCGCGTGCCTCTTCTTCGTCTGCCAGCTCCCGCTGGCGTTCGGCCTGAAATCGAAACTCACGCGCCAATGCCGCGCCGTCTGTCTGTATGTCCAGAAGTTTAATAACCTTCTGGATATACAACTCACTCCCGGCCACCGTCTCGTATATGCGGGCAATGGCGCGCCGCATATTGCTGCCCTCGAAACTAAAGAACACATTGTACTCCTCATCCGTGAAAACTGGATCAGTCGTATCTGTGTCCTTCAGCGCCAGCAGGCGGAGATTTCCGACGGTTGTTCCGGGTACGTATGTTGCGGCCATCAGCAGGCTCCTGTAGTCTCATCTGCCCCTCAGGCGGTTCGGGCGGCGCTGGTTTCAACGCCGCCACTGCTGCCTTGAGCGCCTGGAGTTCTGTGAGTATGGCGTCCAGACGCTCATCAGTGCCGTTTGTCGCGGGCTGCATTACGAGCCGCTCCCGTTCGACGCGACCGTGCAGCGGAAGTCCGCCAATTGCCCACCGAAGACGTGCATCACGCCCCATTCGTAGCTATTGCTATCGAATGAGCCGATGGGGATTTCGGTATTGCCGGTCAAACTCACGGCGTCTGGACGGCGGCGGAAGATGGTAGGCGCGCCGCCCAGCAGCGACAGGAAACCGACTTCAATCGCCGGGCGCCCGCTGGTGGGAGATGCGAACAGATACCACGAGGTATCGCCGTTGCTGTCGGCAATGTACGGCAGCCACGGGTTAACCACAATCTGCGTTTTGTTCGCCATCCAATTGGCGGTAACAATCCGATCCTCATCCGCAGGGGCCGCGACAGCGCCCTGGCCCACAAGGCCCACCTGAAGTTCTGTCGCGTTAAGGATGTTGCGCGCTGTGATTTCCAGAGCAGGCGGCACAACGAGCGTTACGGCATCGATGAAGATTGGCAGGCCATTCTCATCAGTCTGGTTTTTGAGTACCTGGTATGCCGTCTGCAATGCACTGATAGACAACGGCGGGTTGCTCGTGACGACGTTGTTATTCGTCGCGCTGTAGACAGCCGCGAGCGGCCCCGACGTGCCTGCGTACAACTCAGTCACGAACTTCTCTTCACTCCGGCGGGCGCCTGCTGCGAGTTGTGTTGGCAGCCGATCAAACGCGCCGAGGTCGTCATTGACGAGCGCCTCCATGGTCAACTGAATTTTGCGCACGTATTTCTTAACGGCGTAATCAGTAAGTTCCCGGTCTTCCACAGGCTTATAACCCACGCCGGTGGTACCTTCGGGCGCCTCTGTCAACAGTTGATCGCCACCGTACACCGCGAACGTCTTGACGTTGCGGAAATCAGGCACCATTCGGCGCTCGGCATACTCTGTCCAGGACGTGCCGTACACCATATAGTCAGCAGCCAGGCGACGGCTCAGGATATCCCCAAAGAGGTTGGGAAAGTCGCTCGTGCTCATGGCCTCGCGCAATGGAATGCGCGTCTGCTTGGTTCGCAGTTTGTCCAGATACACCTGGGCCTCATGAAAACGCCGTTTGTATTCGGTTGTGTCGCGGCTGATCTGTGCGTTCTGGCGGGCGAGCGCTTCAAACGTCGCCGCATGCACCCCATCGGCCTCCATCAGGCCCGCAAAATTCAGACTGCTCATTATCGCACCCCCCGCGCTGCAATCTTGGCGCGCTGTTCATCCATGCCACTAGCCCGGAATGCCTCCTCAATTTTCGCGTCAAGATCGGCGTCTGTAAGCACAGCAGGCGCGCTACTGCCCATCCCGCGAATGAGACCCGACGGCGCGGCCTCTGCCAGTTCAACCCAGGCCACGTCGCTCGCCTCTTTGATGTGCTTGCTGAACTCGGTATAGTCAATCGCCATACCATCCTCGGTATACGGGATGTTGCGTTCCAATTCCCGCGACAGGCGGGCGACCGTGCGCTGCGGGAGTTTACTATCGAGCCGCTCTTGAATATAGTGCCGCGCCTCAGTGAGCAAACGCGCCTGCCGCTCCTGCTTCAGCGCCTCTTCGAGTTCCGTTCGCACATTGACGTGCGCCTGATTGGTTTCCTCCAGACGGGCGAGCCGCTCCTGGAGTGCCGTGAGTTCCTCTGGTTTCACTTTGCCCCTCCGGACTTTTTCAATTGGTTTATCCTGGCGCCCTTCCATCAGGCGCATAACGTTTGTGCCATCGTTTGTGTGTGCCTCCATCAGGCGCGCCACCTTGCCGCCCGCGCCTGCACGCGTGACGAAATCAATACTTTCAGCCCGCACCAGTTGCTCAATAATGCGGCCCTTACGTCCTTCCGCCTCGCCAGTGCGGTATGTGCCATCAGCGCGAATAGATACGTCCAGATCCTCGCCAATAGCCGCAATGAGCGGGCGATGGTTGTTGTAGTACTCGACATCGGCATATAAGCCGTCGTCAAACCACACCGCGTCGCTGGCGAGTTTGCCTGCCAGATCACGAATATCGCGTTCAGGCCGTTCGGCTTCCTCGGTTTTTGTCGGGTGATTAAGATACAGTTTTGTGCCAGCCGTGAACACGGTCGGGCCGTCGCGGCGCAATACCTCTGCCGGATAGTAGCCGCTGCTGCCCCATCCAGGCGTGATGATGCGAATGAGGGCGCGTCCGTTGCGCTCCTGTTCGCGCAGTTTCGTTTCGGCAACAAAGGACGCCTCTTCAATTTCGCCCTCTTCCTTATCGTCGTAATCGCCCATTTCATCGATCATCTCTTGCAGCATCTTCATGGCGTCCATGACACGCTGCATGTTGCGCTTGTTGAGTTTACGCCCCGCCTCCTGGATGGCATTCTCCAGAGACACAGCGGCCTCTTCTGCCTCAGCGAACTGATGATCATCGCACGTCATTTCGTCTGATGTTTCGAAATCAAAGCGGGTGCAAATGCTGCCCCGGCGAAACTCGCAATTACCGCACGTCTCAAGCCCATCGAAAGTAGCGCGATAGTTCGGCGCGTCTTCCTGTGCCTCGGTTGCACTTTCCTTTTTTTTATCCATCTTTCTTTGCCTTGCTATCTCGTTCGACCATCGCCGCCCATCATCGCCGCCCCATAAATCCCAGGCAATGCGAAACGTCGTAGGTACGCCATCTTCCAGTGCGTAATGCTTATCACGATTGGCGCCGTGACGAGCAAAGAACGAAACCATTCGCTGAATGGTGTCTGCTGAGATGTTGCGCCCATTCGCCAGGTCACGCGCCCGCGCGATGCCGACATCAGTGCCGCCGCGCCCGTACTCGTCTCGCCAGTCCAGCGCCCGCTGTGCGGCGTCTCGAACACCTTGCGGCGGCGTGTAACTTTCGGCCTCTTGCGAGGTGACGTTGATGTCGAGCGCGGTCTTTTGATCATTAGCAGCGTCGCGGCTGTCGTGCCTGCCCACGACTTCTCCGTCGTCCTTCACGACGCACCACTCATCATCACCACATTGGCCGACGGTATAAGGCATTACTGGATGTGCCACACCGAAATTTCAGCGCCCGCGACACCTGCTGCCGATGCAACGCTACTCACGGCATAGCCGAAAAAGACGCCGTCGGTGTTAAGATTGAGCGGGCTGCTTTCGGTAGCGCTCTGCGTACTGTCGTAATAGATAGCGTCGCCTGCTACCACGGTCGTCTGTACGCGCCCGTCATTCGGGCCGCTGTACGGAATGACACGCAACGTTGCAACGTAATCCCCGAATAGCACAGTCGTGTCGGTTGCATCATTCTGGCCGTCGCCCTCATCCGTAATCGCAACGCCGGTAATGCTGTTCCACTGCACCGGGTCGCCGCTGGCGGGCGTCGCCGGGTGCGTCACCGTCACCGACCGTCCGTAATCACTCAGGTACTCGGTAATGTTTGTTGCCATTCGTTCCCTCCCAGAGGACAAAAAAAAGCGGCGCACTCCCCCGAAGGAGAATGCACCGCTTATCTTTCGATATTCAGTGAGAATAATATTCAGTTCTACCGCCAGTATACCGCACTGGCTTACGCGCTGTCAACTAGCGGTCAAGTTCGCTCATTGGTCGTTATCCTGGTCGCTGCACCGTGAATACTCGTTTTAGTCTCATCCCTACACCCCCAACTCGCCTACTTTACAATCTGACCGTCACGGTACGGCGCAAGGTTGGCGCCTGCCATAATGACAGCCATTGCATCGGAAAATACACCGGGGTGCTGCCTGATGAAATTGGAGATCGTTTCCGGTGTTTCACCAGTCAGATCGCTTGCTTTCGCAACCTCTTCCGCCTGTCGGGCAAAAAATATATACTCATTAGGTATCCCCGTCATGATATTGGCACTCAGGTTCATTTCTAAAGAGCGCGCACGAAACCTGTCATCCTTCCGCATACGCTCTTTCTCCATCGCCTCTACCCATGTTGCCCAATCCATACTCACACCCCCAATTCTACTACTTAGTACCTACTAATACAACCCTCGATCTCACCATCTCGCCGTTCGCGTCTGGTGAGCAGGGTACGGGGCAGGTCATAGCGCCGTTCAATGAGTACCGCCAGCGATATAACTTGCGGGCGGATGCGCTGTTCGGACGTGGGCAGGAGTTGCGCACATTCCACGAGCGGCGGGTGCAGTTTAAGTAGCGCCTCGCGGATCTTCTGTTGGTTATCCATCGCGTGCCCTCCTGTGTTGTACGGCGCAGCGGCAGCCGGGAAAGCGCGGCTCGTGATAGTCGCCCGAGGGGAACGCTTGCGCCATCGGTATCCAACCCACCGCTGCGTTTTGCCTACACCCGTCGCTCACCCGATCATCGCCAGTGGTAATCCAGCGATGCTGCATGCGGATGCCCTCCCGCTGAATGCGCTCGGCTGCCTGTCGTTGTGCGGTACCGTATGCGTTCGCAGTCTCGGTCACGGCTACCAGTTCAGCGCGATTACGCAGGTGTCGTTGCGGCATTGGCGCGCTGAACTCAGCAAAGCGAGCGCGCAACTGGCGTGCCATCTCAGTATACGACGTGCCCTGCTCCATTCCCTCGACCATCAACGTGCGGATGTAATCCCGCGTCGTGTCGTTGATCATCGTGACGCGTTGCGCGCCGTAATCGCGCAAGAACTGCACAGCCTCCGGATTGTCAATGTCGAAGGCAATGCGTAGGCCTGCCTCCCGCTGAATATCTTCATTGCCAACAATCCAGGACGCCCGCGCCGCGGCTTCTATCGGCGCCGTCATTGCCTGCTGTGTCAGGCGCACGGTGTCAAGCCAGGCAGTAACCCAAATATTTTCTGGTACACTCTCCTGGAGTGGCGCCGGGAACGCGTCTCGCAGTTTTCGCAACTCACGCAAGAATGTATTCGATTGACGTTTGAACGCATCAGCCATCGCTCGCGACAGGCGGCGCTCAATCGGGCGCAGGCGCCGGTCGCGTTCATTCGTACCAAGTGCCTCGGCAATGCGTTCAACGGTGGTCACTTCCACACCCACCCTGCGTCATAATGAGCAATGCAGCGCAACATGCTATCATTGCATTCTATCGGTGTATGATCGGGCGGCGGCGTGCCCGGCGGCGGCGTCACCTCATAGCGCCAGACAGGATAGGTATAGCGCTCACGAGTGTCATTTTCGAGATTGAACACCGCCCATGACGCCTCATCATCGTCAATACGGCGGATCGTCCAGCCACAATCGCGCAAGTGCTGAATAGCGTCCCCTGTCGAGATTTTGTCACGCTCTGTCATCGGGCCGATCATGTTCCCTCCCGTCCTGGTGGCTCCGGCAATCGACGCCAGTGCGAGACAGGCACATCAGACATTGCGCAGCCGTTGCTATCAGTTATAAAAGACAACCCAAACCAAACGCGCTCTTGTTCATACTGACCTCTATAGGAGTAACGTACCAGGTTGTAGCCTACACCAATGCCCTCAATACATTCGGTAAGCATGGTTTCACCTGGTGCCAGTAAACCATCAGCGCCGCCACCAAGAAGCCATTCCAGGGCGGTTTCACCCGGTTCTGGCAGGGCATCATGGACGCTAATCCATTCCATCATGCCTTCTCCCGTCTCGGCGGCTTGGGTAGATGTTGCCAGTGCGAGACAGGTATATTAGACATTGCGTAGCCGTGACTGTCAACTATAAAAAACAGCCCCATCCAAACACGCTCTTTCCCATATTGCCCTTTGTAAGAATAACGTGCCAGGCTGTGCCCTGCACCAATACCGTCAACACACCAGGCCAAAACGGTTTCACCAGGCTCTGGTAAAGCATCATGCACGCTAATCCATTCCATCATGCCTTCTCCCGTTTCGGCGGCTTGGGTAGATGTTGCCAGTGCGAGACTTGTACGCCAGTCATCGCACATCCTTCTTCTCCGAGAAGATGCGATACCCCTATCCAGGCGTAATCTTGCGGCCCTGGCCCTTGACGCACACAACGCGCAAGGCTGTAGCCTTCGGCGCCCCACGTGAGTACAATCTTATGAGGCTCTGGCAAGCGCTCACGCGTGCTAATCCAGCCGGACACCTCTGGCTTGTGCTTGGGCGGCGGCGGGGTGAATACCGTTTTTTGTGGAACATTCCACCAATCCCATCTCATCCATCATGCTCCCCTCGCACCGCTTCTACAATGCGATCAACAATGGTTTTCATAGATCATTACACCAACGACGGTCATTATATATTTCTTCTTCTACCGCTTCTCTGCCTTCCATATAGCCCTGTATCCAGGCAGCAAGTTCTTTGTAAGGCAAATGGTGATCGCCTACCAGCTTTACAGTGTAGAATGTCTTAACATCTACAATGTTAAGTTGAATACCAGGAAACTTCTTTTCTAACGCACGGTGAGCAATGCACACATCCTCGTATGATCTTAGTGCGATCAAATGGCACTTGCGATCACCGAGGATACGCTTTTGCTCGTCATTCAGTTCGCGTTTTTGTTCAAATGTGGTGTTATCCATCATGCCCCTCCCTGCACCGCTTCTACTATTCGGCGCGCTACCTCTTCCATATCCGGCGGTGTACCATCACCGAAGTCGCCCGGCGCCCAATCATCAGGATACATCGCGTCAAGTTCTTTGTCCACATCTTCAACACCCAGCGCAACAAGCAGGAGGCGCGCCACGGTGCGAGCGCTCACCGTCTGCGATTGATACGCCGTCGTGATCGCCTCAACACGTTCTTTCACATCGATGTTGATGATCTCTGGGAAATCGATTACGATACTACTGTCGTATGGCTCGCCTGTCTCCGGATTGATGTTCCAGTCCAGCGTTATCGTGTTCTGCCCTGGGTCGGCCTCGTCTGGGGCTTGCTCCACATCCGCCATATCTACCAGCGCGCCGCGTGGTGCCATCGCTGCATTTTTGACGACATATCCGAGGATGTCTTGCAGCACGTTGCGCCACATCTCTTGACGGTTGCGCATCATCAGGTCAGTCGGACGATCCAGGCTCTTCGCTGTGGCGTGGTTACCGACATCAGCGTCACCATAGAACACCTCAGGGATGCCTGCTGCTGCCGCGACCATCAGAAGGAAACGGCGCCCATCCTCCGGCGCAACCGAAAGCCCGCGAATGTTCAGCGGCTCGTAATCGGCGTCATTGTTTGCTCGAATGAACGCGCTGCCGGTTGCGGTTGCCGGGTTCGTTTCGCGCCAGTTCTGGCTACTGATTGTTGACGCCAGTTTGCTCTTGGCCTTCGC